TGCCCGATATGGCCCTCGGTGCCGGGGCGGGGTTGAAACTAATCTGCATCCTCAACCTGTAGCTCGTACAGGCGATATTCTCCGGGCTCCAGCGTCAATGTCCGGTGGCTTGTATGGGATACCTTTATCGGATTCGGCGAGCGGAACCATCGCCCGTTCCTTTCCAGCCCCTCGGCCTCAATTCTGTGAGATTCTCGGACCTCCCAGGGCCCCTCGTGGGGAGCAAGCTCCGGGGGAGCGATTTTCCTCGCCCTTACGACCCCGCAGTATCCGCACCACACCTCTTCGCCACTCTCGATTTCGGCGGCGGATATAGTTTCATGAGTGTCCCTGTCGGGCCTCAATCTCGTATTCCCGCAGTAGGGGCAAATGGCGCGCTCCGTTGCCGGGATTGCGCACCTGAGAAACAGCAGGTCCCCCTGCCGCTCACAGTCGCGAAGCCGGCTTGAGGGAACCTGGAACAATTCCGCCATGGCGTCCTCTACGTCAGCGTCAAGGCCGACATTGCCGTGCTCATCGACACCGAGGTCGAGCCGGAGCTCATGCCCCCACTCGTCCCCGTTGTCGTCGATACCGCACAGATATGCTCGGCCGGTGCCGACAAGCTTGTGGCGCCAGTTGCCATAAGCGTCCTTCCAGCCGGCGGATTCACACTCCAAATAGAGCGCTGCTCTCCATCTTTCCGATACGTCAGCCAGGTGGTTCTTTTCGAACGGCGGATTAAAGTATCCCTTGAGCGCTTCCCGGCTGGCCTCCCAAAATCGTCCAGCCTTAAGCGCAATGGCATCCGCCTCACGCTCCGCCGCCTTGGCAGCCTTGCGTTCCGAAAGATACCGGGAATTCTCGGCCCGCATGTCCTTCAGTATCTCTTCCTGCCTTTTCTGAAGAGCTCCTACGGCCGCGCGGACCTCCGCGAGGCGCTTTTTGCCTGTCGCTCGCCTGTGGGCCGCCAAAAACTCCTTGGCGCACTCGGCCTCAAAAAGCGCCTGCGCCTCATCGCGCTTTGCGGGCCCGGACTTGGTCCGAGCACTGATCGGGAGCGCCCTTTCCTTCCTGGACGAGGCGAGGTTAGCAACCTCGCTGATCTCCCCGTTGATTTCCGCGTATTGTTGCCATGGCGAGCCAGCCCACGGGGCCTCCCCGTCCAAACGCTTCGGGGCCCGGATGCTGTCCACCGGGTACCTGATCGTCCATTCTGCGACCAGGCGCAACTCCGCCTGTGTGCTCCCGCTTGACTCCACCTCAAAGTCCGCGCGCACCTTGGCCTTGTCCCTCAGGACGCTATCAATTTTCTCTTTCAATGAGGTCTTCATTTTTCCACCTCCTCCACCCACTGGCGCATTAACTCGATGACCGCCGCCTGAAGCGAGATCCCATTTTCGGCGCACTTGACTTTGAATTTACGCTTGAGGTCCGGCGGGACTTGCCTAATGAGCATAGGCTTGGTTTTTTGCTCCTCTCTTCTTTCCATTTTCTCTCCCCTCCCTTTTTGGTTTTGTCTCTCTTTGATTACAATATATATCTTGATTAGCAAGATGTCAAGGGAAAAATCAAAAAAAATAAAAAAAGCGAAAAAATAATCGTTGACAAGCGTCCCTATGCGTTTGGGTCAATACCCCTTGACAAAGCAAAAAAACATGTGCAAAAATCAAATACCATGGAAAAGGTAAAGCCCAAAAACAAGGGTGGCAGGCCGAAGAAATACGACCCCAAAATAACGCCGCAGCTTGCCAAGTGGATGTGTAGGTCAGGATTGACAGATGAACAGATGTCGAAAGAGCTTGGTGTTTCAGTCGCCACAATTCACAACTGGAAAAAGAAATACCCCGAGTTTTTAGATTCCTTAAAAGAACCGAAGGATTTTATAGACAGCCTTGTTGAGGATAGCCTTTTAAAACGTGCCCTGGGTTATGAGTATGAAGAAATTAAGACGATTGCCAAGAAAGACAAAGACGGAGAGATCAAGACAACGCGGATTGAAAAAACAAGAAAAATGGTTGTACCGGACGTGACAGCACAATTGGCCTGGCTGAACAATCGCAAGCCCGAGCAATGGCGGAGGAAGGTCGAGCAGGGCGGAGAGTTTGTTGAATCATTGGCAGAAACACTATCCAAAATGGCTGATAGGTTACCAGGATGACGGCGGCGCTGAGACTAAAACCCCATTGGGACCGGTGGTATGATCTGATTGAGCATCCGGTGCAGGTTGACTTGATGAATGCCGTAAACAACGGGGTAAGGTTTCCGGTTGTCCCCGCTGGCAGACGTTCCGGCAAGTCCGAGCGGTTCAAGCGCTTCCTCGTTAAGCAGGCCATGAAACATCCGAATGAAATGTACTTTGCAGGCGCCCCCACCTATCAGCAAGTCAAAAAAATATTCTGGCAAGACTTGAAAAAGCTTGCCTTTTCTTCTGTTCTTCCTAAAAGTCCATCCGAGTCGGACCTGATAATTTTTTTCCCGAATGGATCTGAGATCCACCTTATCGGCTTTGATAAGCCCGAAAGGTTTGAGGGTGTCCCATGGACCGGAGGCGGCATTGATGAAATAGCAAATATCAAACCGGATGCCTGGGAGTTGAACATATCGCCCGCGCTGGACACAGTCCACCCTGACAGACCTGATTACCGGGCATGGTGCTGGCTGTTTGGAGTCCCCGATGGGTTGAATCATTTTTATGACATCTGCGAGATGGCAAAGCAGGAAATCGGAGGGTTTAAGCTGTTCCATTGGAAATCTGCCGAGATCCTGCCACCCGATGTTATTGAAGAAGCAAAGAAAAGACTTAGCGCAAAGCAGTTTAGGCAGGAATATGAGGGATCGTTTGAGACCGTCACGGGCCGTATCTATGAAGACTATGGGGCCGCAAATTACACTAAAGAAGAAATCAAACCGCATGAGCTTTTACACTGGATGCACGACCAGAACTTTACACCGCTTTCAAGCGCAATCGGGGTTATTCGGGAAGACAAGCTGTATCTGCTTGATGAAATAGTGCTTGAGTCTGCGATCAGTCGGCAGTCTGCAGAGGAGTTTGTTGAAAGATACAAGGATCACCAAAACAAGCAGGTTTATGTTTACGGAGATCCGGCAGGCAGAGCGGGCGAGAAACACGGCCATGCGTCTGATTACACTGAAATTGAAGACGTGTTAAGGCAGAACGGGTGGAAGTTTGTAAGGAAGGTAAAGCCAAAACACCCGGCAATCAAGGACCGGCAGAACGCAGTCCGGGCCAGGATATGCAATGCCAAAAACGAGATCAACCTTTTTGTTAATACCCAAAAAGCGCCGTATTGTCATAAAGGGCTTGCGACTGTCCAGGTCAAGGCGGGGTCTTCTTTCCTTGAGCAAGATTCTAAATATCAGCACATAACGACAGCCATAGGCTACATGGTTGATTATTTGTGGCCGGTCAACAGTCCGCAATCAACCATCCACAGAGTAAGGGCCAACTGATGGAAAAAGTATTTGAACGAAGCAGCGACTTCCAGACAGCCACAGACCGTGGGGGGCTGGTCAGGGACCTGTTAGGCGGCACACCTGCCATGATCGCAGCCGGGGAGATGTACCTGCCGAAACAAAGTGCTGAACATCCTGACGATTACAAAATTCGGCTACGGGGCGGGTATCTGTTCAACGGGTACAAGCGGACCAGGAATTACCTAACAGGGCTTGTGTTTTCGGAACCGGTCAAGATCGGTGAGGATTCACCGAACAAGGACCAGTTTGCTGCTATTGAAAACGATGTTGACCAGCAGGGCAACAATCTTCGCACATGGGCGCAGGCGTTCTTTGAAGCTGGTATTGACGATGGCCTGGCGGCTGTTTTGGTTGACTTTCCGCAGGTTCAGACCCGCACCGAAAACGGCAGGCTTGAGTTTTGGGACGAAGAAAATGAAGTATGGAGAGCAAAGACGGCGGCAATCGACGCTGAGAAGGGCTGGCGGCCGTTCTTTGTCTTGATCCATCAGGCCAATATCCTGGGGGTCAGGTTTGTGTATGAAAACGGAAAGCGGATACTTGATCTTATCCGGATATTTGAAACAGTCACTGAACAGCAGGGCGCTTTTGATAAC